TTGTAGTTCAAATAGTTTTACAAATTGGCAAATGACAAACCAATTATTTTTGTAAAATCTCTATATGTTAACTTCTCATCTTTCAAATACTTACGAAGTCTATCTATTATTTCATTGTTGTTTGTGTGCATAACTTACTTTCCTAAAATTATTGTTTGTGCCATTTACTTGAATACAACTTACAAGTTTAATTTGATAAATACAAGTTTTATTTTTTAAATACAAAAATAATTTTTCATTCCACAAAACTTATGCCAAAAAAAAGCCGAAAGGAATGAACCCAACGGCTTATGAATACTTAGTAGAAGCTCCAGTCAAGTCAATTGCTTAGCCAAATAATCCGACACCAGTTCAACAATATCCTCTAAATCTTCATCTTGGATGACTAAGTACGGGCGTGCTGGAAGTTTTGGTCTTGAAATATGACCGAAGTTATGGGCGGCTGAATAGACTTTCCCTGCGGTAATTGTCACATTAAACTGCCCACTATTATAGCTAACTTGCACCCCGACACCGAGCTTCATTGAGCCAGTGTCTTGCAATGTTTGACCACTTTGTTTTTTAGACCTTGCAGATTTTACCCATTGATTTGAGCCACCACCAAACTTGCCAGTCCCAAATCGCCCACCCGCTTTAAAGTTCCTGTCAATCGACGATTTGATTAAAGTTTCGATTTGTTTGAAGAGTGGACTGAAATCAACTTGCGAGAAAATTCCAACTAAATAAGATTCTAATCCATCAAAGCTTTCAAAGGTCTTCATTTTAATTCACTTATTAAACGGTTGGCAATTGAAGAATCATAGCGAGTCAGGTCTGGTTTATATTGCGACTTGTCAAAGCCTGGATCTGGTTTATACTGCGTTAATTCCACACCTTTAGTAATTGGTGCGTTCAATCGGTTGACTTGAGAAGCACGCAGCACAATGAATGAGCAACGGCAACGATACCCGTTCGGTGGAGTGTGGCTCTTCCAGAATGAATCGTCCGCTCGGAGGACTTTGCCGTCCAACGAGCGATGTGCCGAGCGAGTTCTCGAATCGTTAATTGCATCATATTGCCAAAACGGAAAAACATCAATCAATTCAGTTGCTTGCTTACTTTTGGCATCCATATAACTTGACTGCATATTGGTCCGATAAATATTATCCCACCGCCACGAAGTACCGTCTGGCTTAGTTGCCAATCCACGTTGTTCCATCTTCAGTTGAATCTCCTTAGCGAAGTCTTTGTAAGTTGTGCCACTTTCAAATGATTTTTCAAGAGCGGATTTGATTTCTTGAACTGCATCTGCTTGAGCTACTTTAGCAACTGTAAATGAATTCTCTTGAATTGCTTTGAGCGATTCCTTCCAATCCCATGTAACTTCAATCCCCATACTTTGAATAGCTTTGATTGCATCTTCAGGTGGTAGCCCAAACAAAAAATCTAATTTCGATAATAATTCATCCATAGGTTACTCCACGTGCTGATTGATAGACATACGACCAACAATATCGCTCACGAATAAGATTTGTTCAAGTTTAATTCGTGCCTCTTCGTAATCAAAGTCGTCGTATAAATCCATAATAGAGCTTATTGCTGATTCAAAGCTGCCTTTGCTTTCCAAGTAATTACGAACTGGAACCACTGCTGAATTAAAGTCTTTTGCACTATCTCGCAAGGTATTAGCAATAGCTTCATCAAGCAATTCTTGAATAGTTTTATTATCAACGATTTTTTTATTTGTTTGATTTCCTTTTTGACTAATGCCAGAGACATCAGATTCATTAGCAAATGCTGGCAATTGATCAATCAATTCAAAATCTTCATTGGTCCAGCCAAATGTTTTTATATAGTATTCTTTGCTGGGTTTAATTCTTGGGTCAGCTTGCAGAATAGTTGCGTGAGTTTGAGCTTGAACTAAGTTGACTTCCGCTTCGGAGTACATTCTAAACTTAGGACGCTCGGCATTTTTTCCGAAATTAAAATCTACAATTAAATCAATTAAAAGATTGAATGCCGTAATACACCCTTTCGTGTCGGAATCAATAACGTCCTTTCGCACTTCCATGTGTGTTTGGCTCATGGCATAACTTCCGCTTCTGCCTTGTTCTGTAGTCAATGTTTGTGAAAGAATACCTTTGGAAATCTCCGAGTTACACAACAAAATTAAATTTTTGAAAACATCTGTATTGGCTTGCACATTGGCGTTCAGTAAGGTTACTCTAACATTTTGATCTGTAATCATGTAAGAATCTTCGATCATATTTTCAACTTCTTCTGCGAAGTTGTCGTAAATCCCCGAATCTTCCAAATCGCCATCGGTAACTTCCACGTGAACCATTGGTTGCCCGAATTTCTCAAGAAACTTAAAGAACATACTCAGTCCGTTTTGCTTCCACTTGACCGACCAATAGCAACGAGCCAAGATACCTTCGCCATAAGGATTGTCAAAAGTTGCGTTCGATTGAAGTAAAAGAAATTTAGAGTTACTAAGCGGCTCGGATATCTTTCTGCCTTGCACCAACCGAAGCATATTCTGCGAATCGAAAGTAAACTTGCTTTGTCCTTTTCCAACGACATCAATTGGCAATATTCGTAAATTGCCGTCTGGCATTAATCTTTCAATCCAATTAATCTCCATCACTTGAAAGCCAAACAAAGAATAATCTAGCATTTCTTCAAGTATTCTATGAATTGGCAGATACTTGAATACGTCTTCCACGAAGGCAGTCACTTCATCGGTAGCTTTATCAGGTTGAATTTCGTGGCTCATTGAAAGAACGCCCGACTTTCGAGATTGGATACAACTCGCCACGTGAGGATCTTCTTTGATTCTCGAATACTCATTGATTTTCGCACCAATCTTTTTCAGTATTGAATCTGGATTCGGCACTGATTCAACTAATTTCTTAAATTGCTCTTCAATGTCTCTTTTGGCAATAGTGCCAAGCAATCTATTACGTGAATCTCTTGATGGTTTGGTGGTAGCTTCCACCACTTTAATTTGAGTCATAATATCCCTTAGAAAAAATCATTTTTAGGTCGGGAGCGACCCGTCCTACGTGATTTTGATTTATAAATAGTTTCTGGTTTAATTCGCTTCCAATGTTTGAGTCCGTAAGTTTGAACTACGTATCTTGAAGCATCTATCAAGTGATTGAATACTTGCACGGGCTCATCAACCAGCATTCCATTATAACTTGGCTTCCAGATGTAAGCTCCGAATTCACTCTGTAAATTAAAACTTTCGCTTGTGATATAGATTTGGAAATTCTTCATTTCAACGATGCCTTTCGACACACTACCCGGACCTTTAATTGCTGCAATAGCATTAAATTTATATTTGTGATTGCGAAGTGCTTTGATTAAGCTAGGCTCAGCAGAGTCCACTATTATTGGCAGCCTGCCGATTAAGTCTTTAAAGTTTTCAAAAATAATTTGAGCAATTTCGTCAGGTGTTTTTCCATTAGTATAAAGCAATTCTTTCAAGTATAAATTCTTATCGAAATGCCCAACCATCACAAGAGCAGATGGATTATTGAATCCAAAATCAAGCCCAAAAGCAATATCAGCACCGTCGGGAATATCATCGCAGGTTTGCCAATTATTAAAAACCAAACCTTTCAACGCACCGCCCCACAGACCAAGCACTTTAACCTTATAATGATTATCGTCAATATCTTTTAAGCTTTCCAAGATGTCAGCTCTTTCGGGCGTGCAAAAGCGATTGTCCTTGTAATTCGTGTGCAGTATGACAGTATTATTTTGTGTCGAATTAATCCAGTGGAAATTACCATCTGCTTTTTCGTAATCTTGTTTAGTAGGGAAAAAATAATCATTAATCCAACACTTCTCTCGTTGCGGATTGAAAGTTAAGAATTCATAATATTGTTCAGTCCGTGAACTGCGAATTGAATGAGTAGTTTCCAAAAAAGCATCCATACCAATTTGGTCGGCTTCTTCATACCAACAGCAAGTTATATCTTTCATTGACTTTGTGGCTTCCTCATTCCTATCCAAACCACGTGCTGCAATAGAGTTGCCATTGATTTTGCAAACCACCTTTAAAGGCGACGTAGTAATATGGAAGTATCCTTCAAGTTTCCACATTTTAATGTAATCTTGTATCGTTTGGAATTGAGAATCTTTGATATTCTCATAAAATTTACGCAGTAAAACACAGCGAAAAAATGGTTCCGAAAGCATCAATATTATAATTCGCTGAGCGACAAAATCCGACTTGCCCGAATCACGCCCACCATAAATTATTTGATACCTTTTTGTGCAAAATAGCAAATTCAAATAAATATCATTAAAAAGCTTTCTATTTGAAAAATCAAATTTCATTCTTCTTCAGCTTCTAAAGATGGCAATACAATATGGACTTGCTCAACTATCATTTCGGTTTTATTTATCTCCGTAGCTTGCCCACGACCCAAACGTTCGGACTGCAAAGTAGCAGGGTGTAACCGTGCGGATTCAAATACGTATTTCATTAATTCTTTCAAGCTCAATGCTTCAAGTTCACTAGTTCCCACGCTTTGTACTTTTTTTGCAAATACCTTAACTGGTATCATAAGAGCCGATTCATTCAACATGGCATTAGCTGCATGCCTCCGAACCATTTCTTTAAATACCTTTTCGGTTTCTTCAATTGCTATTTTATTTAAATGTACAAGCCATTCTTTTTTTCGCCCCACCCAATCGTGTCGTTGGGAGATGTGATAAAGAAAGTCTGGAGAAGTATAACCGAAAAATGTAGCTACTTCGTGAATTTTCCCTCTAGTAGGAAGTCTCATATAATACCTAAAACATTCGTAATCTTTTACTGATTCATGTTCCAGCATTTCCCAAGCATCTCGTTCACTTTCTTTTTTAATAATCTTCTTACTCACTATCTACCTCGATAAAGTAATTATCAGTAATAATCTAACGATAATATTTTCAATCTGACCATTGCGTTTCAGATTATTCTTTAGTTTCTCAAGTAATGCTTCATTATCAACTTTATAATTCCAGTCAGCTTTTAATAACTTATTAATTGGTAATTCTATATAATTCTCAAGAGTGGACGGCATAACAACCTTTAATTGTTTTAAAAATATACTACTAAATTAATGTGTAATAGTATAAATTCTTTGTCAAGGAAATTCGAAGGATATTCGAAGGATGTTGTCAAGGAAATTCGAAGGATGTTGTCAAAGTATTGTAATGCACTCAAAGTAAATTTGTAAAGTTAAAATAAATCAGAAGACGAAATGCCAAAAACAACAGAAAATTGGATACAAGTATTCAAACCAGGCACTCACATAGATAGTGAGGGCGTTGAAAGAGTATATACTATTGATGATGTAACGGCGATTGCCAACACTTATAATGAAGCTATTGCAACAGACTCATCTTTAGAAGCACCAATTGTAAAGGGTCATCCCGAGAATGAAGACCCTGCTTACGGTTGGGTCGAAAAATTAAAAGTCGAAGGCGAAATACTCTGGGCGAAGTTGAAAGACGTAGTACCAAGCTTCGCAGAAGAAGTTAATAACGGAATGTTTAAGAAAGTATCAATCTCTACGTACGCAGATGGCATGCTTAGGCACATTGGTTTCTTGGGTGCTGTTCCACCTGCGGTTAAAGGGTTGCAAAATGTATCATTTGCTGAAAATAAATTATTCACAGCTCATACTATTGATTTTGCCGAACCATCGCCAGCCGAAGATGGAAGTGCTACAAAGTTAGAAGTACCAATCGGAATGCTTAGCAAGGACCAACTTAAAAAAACACTTGAGCAAATGGTTAAAGCAAGTTTAAAGACAGAAAATAAAAATTTTTCAAAATATACGGAGGACAATATGTCCGATTATTTCAAATTGTTATCCCAATTCATCACGGACTGGCTAACAACCAATGGTAACCCAGAGATGGCAACCAATTTTCAAGCTGAAATCGCAAAATGGATTGAACAAAACCCAGAACCATCTCCAGCCGATACACCCCCAGCCGACGGTGTTAATCTTGCTGAACCGAATCCAGAGGTGGAAGCATTGAAAAAGCAAGTTGCTGAATTAGAAGCTCGCAATCGCACAGCTTCATATAATGAGTATTTAAATTCCCAAAAGAATTTAACACCAGCACAACGGTCGCAATTCCTACCTTTGATGGAAATGGCTTTCAATCAAGATGCTACTAATAAAGTGATTAGCTTTAGTGAAGGTGGCAAAGAGCACAAAACAACAGCTAGCGAATTAGTAAAAACATTGGCAAGTGCTGTACCTTCATCTGTTGATTTCAACGAAAACACAGTAGGCAAAGACGAGAAAACAAAAAACAAAAAATCAGATAAATACGAATCTGAATCAGCGGAAAATCACTTAAAGGTGATTGAATATCAAGAATCTGAATTCGCAAAAGGAAGAGTAGTCTCTTACCAACTTGCTGCCAAAATCATTATGACGGGAGAAAAAACAAATGGCTAAAACTAATACATTACGCTTGCAAGACCAAATGCTTACTAATATAGCACACGGTTACAAGCAAGCAGAGGCAGTTGGAGAGTTGTTATTCCCAACTGTCAAAGTGAACAAATCAGCAGGGTCGATAGTTAAGTTCGGCAAAGAAGCATTCCGCTTGGTAAATACACGCAGAGCTCACAATGGCGACTTAAACGAAATGGACTTGACTGGAGCATCTACTGTTACCTACAAATTATACGAAGACCAAATCAAGATGAGATTTGAGACTTCTGATGTAGAAGAATCAGAGTTTTTCAACTTGGAAAACAAAGCAACAAACGATGCGATGAAGATATTATCTTTATCGAAAGAAGATAATATTGCTACGTTAGCACAGGCTACTGCAAATTATGCCTCTGGCAACTTTGTGACTCTATCTGACGACTACTTGAATGAAGCTGCAATTGATCCAATTAAATATATTTGGACTCAAAATGATGTAATCAAATCTAAAACTGGTTCCAATGCAAACACAATGGTCATCCCTTCTTTTGTTTGGAAGTGGTTAAAGTATCACCCAAAGATTAAATCGGATTATTTTGGTTCAAACGAAGCTCAACTTATTACAATTAATAAATTGAAAGAATTGTTTGAAATACAAAATATCGTTATAGCAAGTGGTGTGAAGATTAATGACCCTCTGACGGAAGATTTCACACAAATTTGGGGCAACAATATAATACTTGCTTTCACTGCACCAGCTCAAGAAGGAATTGATAGAACTGAATATGAGCCATCGTTTGGCTACACGCTTCAGAAAGAAGGCAGTCCAAGTGTTACTAAATTCGCAGA